CATTGTCCCAATCTTTCTCTGAACCAAGGCGAACAACAAACATACACGGGTCGCCGCCCTCGTTCCATTCTTTTTCTTCTGCTTCGGTAATCGGCCCAGCGTCGTGCGTCTGGCAATACTCCTCTGAACAATAACCCTTACGCAAACCCATGGCGAGCCATTGTTTAAACGTCAAATAGTAAATCACCACGCCTCGCATGTATTGTCCTGGTCGGGCGTGGCGTACCCAGCGTTGATACGGAGAGCAACCGCCACTTGTTGCTCTGGCGTGGCAAGGTGCGCCTGCGGTGCGTAGCGCAAGCCACCAAATTTCGCCCAGTTGTACGGAGCAATCCCCAGTCCACCGTCATGAACGGTGCCAGACTTTCTCCAATTCGAGTGTGTCTCGCACCAACTTACCTTCGTCCAACGCGCCATGTCGCTCTTGGCAACAAGCGTGGTGGTCGTGGTGGTCGGGATTACTTCGCGCCCCTGGGTGTGTTTTGGCGTGCCAAAGACCAGGCCCAGGCTAACTGCGATCATCATTGTCGCTTTTACCATCTCGTAACTCCCCAAACATGTTCGGTTGTGCGGCAGGGTGGTTGCGGAACGACCTAAACCGTGCCCGCCACTTCTCGCATTCTTCAATCAGCCGTACGTTAGCATCTTTGAGCATGCCGTTCTCGAAACGGAGCCACTCAAGTTCCTCAGTCGGGTTCATTGACCCTCTCCCATTCTGTTGTCTTGTTCTTGTTGTAGGTGCACTTGTGTGCGACCTCGCTAATGCTTTTGTGAAATGTGCCCTCTTGCTTGCACTTGGGGCACCGCCATTTTGTCATGCCGCAAGCCTATCAACAAGTCGCTTGGCAACTTCATGTTTGAGATGCTCGCGCTTTAGGTTTTGGGCAAGAAAAGCAATCCACATCCACCCCTGCTCCATTTCCTTCGCCTCAAAAGCGTTCAGGCACCAGCGCAGGAACGAGAAATGGATTTGCTCTAGGCCAGTCTTGTCGCCGGTCGCGGCGTAGTTCTTAAAGGCCTTCTGCTGGCGCTTCAAGGACTGGTGCGTGTCCATGCCGTAGCCGTAGGCGTAGTCAGGGTGCGCCATGGTGTTGTCAAGGATCATGTCGTAATACTCCAGGGCGAGTTCCTGCCACCCCGTATCGGGCAAAGCCCCGTAATACTCCACGGGCATGACGCGCTCCCAGAACAACTCCCCTTCGCGCAAAACCGAGTTCCCATCGACTTCCACGCGCCACAATTCGCAGTCACGGGGCTTCATGGGGATACGCTCGGTGATTTGAAACCCACGATAGGCGTACCAGCCGTTGATGTCTCGCTTGAACGGGTCACGGGTATCGCTCCACACGTCCTTGCGGGGCCATGCTTCACCTGAATACACATCGTGGCCTTCACGAAGCCATACGTAAAACGGCATACACACTCCTAAATTGTTAGATGTTTGGCAGGACCCTTTGCTAGAGGGGAATGCTTAAGGGTTACTGCCATAGCCCTTCGCACAATGGCCGTAGCCGGGTGCGCCCTCTCGCCGCTCAGGACCGCCATGGCACCGATAGCGATTTGGTTGCTCCCACCCACGGCGCAGTAGTGGTCCTTGACGTGAACGATCGAGAAATCGTCGGTGATTTCCCAGATACCACGCTTATTGACCACCAGAACGCTCCAATTGCTCGCGCCTAAGTTTGCTTCCACCAAGGAATTACGGAGCGCCTCAGGGTCGCCTAGAGCCACCTTGCGGGCATGCTCCATGACCCTGAAACTGCCGGCCACGCCGACCAGCGACTCACCAGCACGCCAAACCTTAGGCTCCACCACTTCCATGACGAGCGCTTCGTCTTCGAAAGCGCCACTGTCGCCGGCAATAGCGGCAGAACCTTTGTCGTAGGCGGCGATGATAATTGTCACTTGTATTTCTCCGGAATAATACCAAGCCAGGGGGCTTCCCCTGCGCTCGGGCGGAACTTCACCATGCAGTCACGGCAGTACACAAGGGGCGTACCACTGTTGCTGATGTTGATGTACCAAAGGTGGACATGGCGTTCAAACGTCGGCGTATCGGTTGCTGTAGGCATTCTCGGTGAACAGTTGTTCGACTTCTACTAGTAGGGCTTGGTACGGGGCACGCAGACGCTCGGCGTCGCACGGCCACGGTGAGGAAATGATTCCCTCGGGGGTCCTGACGAGACAGTACGCACAGTCAATACCGTTCTCGGCAGGGTGGTGGGTCTCATGGACCTCGTTGATGTCCTTGAACGGGTTCATTAGCCCAGCGCAATCAGCAACACCGCGACTTCCGCGGGGTCGATCGACGGGATACTCTCGACCGAGTGGCCAAGGGTGGTCTCAATGAACTGCTTGCGCTCGTCAGGAGTGCCAAACTTCTCGGACAACTTGGCGCGAAGCGCGTCGTGCAACGTCGGCTCGTTGCCGCGCTCGACCTTTTCCATTTCCTGACGTGACGGACGCTGGCGCTGGCCTTCGCGGCTCCGCTGGAAACCCAGGTTGGCGATGGCGCGGCCAATGGCGCTGGTCTCGGCGTTCTCAAGGGCACTGGTCTGGTTGGGGCCAGAGTTGCCGAACGACTCTTCCGCAAGACCCGAGGCCAAAAGCAGGCGAGGCGAAATCTTCGCTTCGCTCTCCTCGCGGTCCCACAAGTGGGCCTGCACGATGAACTGGGTTTGCTTGCCGTTCCAGCCTCCAACGTTCAGCAGTTCCGTCGTGATAGACCCGTTGGGGTACTTCGCGTAAAACTGCTCAATGCGTTCGGCTACGTCGATGTAATCGTCAAGGTTAAAGCGTGCCATTGTCGGGCTCCTTTACAAAATCGGTCTTGAAACCAAGGAAAGCAAAGCCGGTGGCGAGCACTTCGCACGCGCCGATGGCTTCCTCAATGCTGGGGTACTCACCAACGAGGACCTCACCGTACACGCCCTTGTAGACAATCTCGGTGGATTCGCTGGCTTCGGTCAGCCCAATAGGGCGGATAATGCATTCGACTTCAACCTTGCTCTGCTCCGCGGTAAAAACCGTGAAGGCCGGCAGGCCAAAGTATTCCGGTGCGTTCTTGCTCATGATTCACTCTCTTCCATGTAACTCTCGTTCACATACACTAATCCATCACCGTCGTTGGCGCAAACCGACTTGAACGAGCAGTAGTCGCACTGCCAGTTTCGGCCTCCGGGGGTCAGGGTAATTGCGTGCCCGTCATCGTCAAGGGCGACGCGAGCCGGCAGGTAGCCGTTCGTAATGGTTTCGTTGATCGTTTCCATGCGGGCAATCTCGGCCAACGCCAAAGGCTCCCACTCCTCGCGGTTAATGTGGAACTCAGCCAAGAAACGGTTGTAGGAATCTACGCCCATGTTCGCGGCCTTGTTCTTGCTCAGCGCCTCAAAGCCAATAGAACCCATGATAATGGTGCCAATGGTAACGCCCATGGTCTTCTCGAGACCGAGCGCGTTCATGCCGGCCTGGGCAATGGCTTTAATCGCGGGGCCAGAGGCGCCACGGTCCTTAAAGGTGCCCTTCATGCGGTTCCAGCCAACCTGGTCATCGAACGAGTACGTGCCCATGGTCTTGAGTTCGTACAGCACGTCGCCGCCGGTCCAATTCTCACCGAACGACAGCGCGGGGATGTACGCGTCGCAAGAACCAGAGATGTAGTCGTTGCCGCTAGCGACTTCGAACTGCGCCTGTGGGTACTTGCGACCAATGGCTTCTTGTAGGGCTTCGTGAATCAGCGTGCCAAGGCCGGTGACCCAAGCGCCTGCTTCGTCCATAGGCTCCGTGGGCTTTGCGCCAAGCGCTGCGTAGCCCTGCTGACGGGCGCACCCGTAAGCCGAGGAATAACGCAACGGGGTACCAAGTGCAGTTGGCTTCGGGACCTGTGCCCTGGCAAACCATTCCTGCGCCAACAAATGCGTGACTACGGGATTCGAAACTAACCTCATCACACTCCTTTCATGTTTGGACCACCATTAAAACACACGGTGGCCGAAGTGTCAAGTCAATCCGGGATACTTTTTCGCCATGAATTTGTCAAGGGATACGCCCTCGTAGCGTCGGCAGAGGTAGTCAAGCGAAATGAACATGGGGTCGTACGATCCTTCGCGGACTTCGTGCTTCACAATAATTCCACGCCAGTGCGCGTTCCCCTGTGGGCCCTTGTAGTCCTCGTCGTGCAGGTAGCAAGCGCCAGCCACAAGGCCGTGCTGGGACTTGTCAGCGACAAAACGAAGGCCGTACATAAGGGTCTGCTGGTGGCCCATGGTAAAGGTGTGGCCAATGTTCTTGAGCCGCGCCTCGATGTTGCCGCCCATTGGCTTGCCCGTCATGGGGTTGTAAAAGAAATGGGAATAGGCAACACCGTCCAGCCAAAGCACTTCGCGGAACGGCTTGACCGTCCAGCCAGTCCGAGCGTAGTCAAGGTCATCAGTGGAAATGACATCTTCAAGTTGGGCGTCGCCCTCAACTGCGCGGTTAATGCGGTCTTCGTGGTTGCCCAAAAGGATGTAGCGCTCGGGCTCCCAGGTGGCGTGTTTTGTGCGCTTGCGGTTGGCATTGAACTCAACCAAAGCGTTGTTGAGGATGGCCCAAGCGTCGTTTGCGGCTTTAATGTCCTCGGTGTAGCGCCGGCCCTCCATAGACTTCTTGCCCTTGTCGTAGAGCGAGAGCGAGGGCATGTCGGCGTGGTCGCCAAGGTGAATGATCTTGACGGGTTCATCATGGAACTCGTCCACAATGTATTGACCAATCCAACGCAGGTGGTCAGTGGGGACACCGGCCTTAGCCTGGGTGTCTGGAATAACAACGTGTTGTGCTAACATTGAGCCCCCTCGACAGGTTACCCGCATCTTAGCACAATTGTGCACTCAGTTAGGTAATGCACTAATGTGCACACAACTCCGCAATTTCGGCGGGGACAACGGTGTAAATGTCAACCCACGTTTTCGCGCAGTCAAAGCCGGCGAACATCAAACCGCCAGCGACCAGCCCCGAGCAAATCCATGTGTCTGCCTTACGCAAGCAAATCGAATCAGGCAGGAACATGTCCAAGGCGCAGGACGCAATTGACAAATAGCCATACTCCGCGCCTACTTGCGACCGTACAAACTCAAGAAATTTGTCACGGTCAACGTGTGCTGGTAATGAAATAATTTCATACGTACCACCTGGAGCCACTGACGAAAGCGTGTGGTTGTTTGTTACCCCAGCGGCTTCTGCCTGGATGACAAACCATTCTGGTTCGGAATCATTGTCTTGATAAGCGATTCGGTCAAGAACTGCAACGTGGTTCCAACGGGAATACGAGGAGTATTGCATGTGACGTTGAGACCAACGGATTCCAGACCCGATGATTCCTTTACTGTGACAGAAAACAAGATCACCTTCTTGCATTAGTTTTCCTTGTCTTTCTCGCCTTCAAGCGCCGCGAGTCTTTTTGCCAGAGAGTCTAGCACAGAATCCTGTCGTGCGTCAACAGGGTCATCAATCCCTTCGTGGCCATGCTTTGTGGCGAAGTACGTAGAAAGATACGCAGAACAACTACAGAACAACGCGAGTTCCCACGTGAAAGAAGAGACCGCCCAGCGGATTGTCAGGATGTTGGCGAACCAGTA